TACCTCTGTTAGGTAAATACAGTAGGATTACGTCTTTGTCTTCGTAGCGAATCATTTCTAGTTCGCTGTAAAGGTCAACTTCGTCCATTTTGTATCCGTTGAGGATTTGTCGTTCGTATTCTGGGAATTCTGCAAGTAGTTCTGCTATAACTTTTCTGTAACGTTTAGTAAATGAGACTACTCTGCCGTATCTGTCATACTCTGGGTATGAACCTACAGGGTTTTCTACACGGATACGTGGAAGATTTGAGTCTTGGTCTGCTTCAACAACAATTGGAAGGAAACCGTAGGTGCCGTACCAGTCTGCACCTTGGTACATTTGGGTTTGTAGGCGTGAGAATTGTACATAATTGTTAGCAATAAGTGTTTTTGTGTCAGCAAATTTTTTGGCACGGTCAGTTATGTTGGCTGATGTGCAGTTAAATGATGGTAATGGTGCTAAGACCTCGCTGACGTCACGCGCGGCAACGTCAACGAAGTTTGCAATCATAGCCTTGGTTGCACCTTCAGGGAACATTTCTGGAAACACGTTAACAAGGTTGCCTCGGCGTACTTCAAGAACGTCGCCCATGCGTGCATCGCGTGATGCGTTGCGTCGTTTTAACGCCTCAACCTTATTTGCTATCTGTGTTATGTTTAATGGCACTACTTACCTCTTTTAAATTTTTGATTTCTTTTGAAGTCAAGATTGATTTCGCCTTGAGAACCGTATTTCTTTTTACCTTGTTCGGCACGTTTGATTGCTTGTTGAATTGTTTTGGTGTTTCTTTTACCAGGTTCAACAAACTTTAAGAACGGTGAGTCAGGGTTATTTACTTTTTTTTTACGGTTGGGTTGTACTTTTCTGGGAACTTTCTTCTTAATGCTGTAGTTCTGCCAATGTTTCTTTCAAGTTGTGTTGTTGGCTTACTTGCAGGAGTTGTTCTTTTAGGTCCTTTGGAACCACTTAAAGCCTTTTCCATTTTTCTAAGACCTTTAGCATCTTTGATACCAGTTGCTTTACGTTTAACAATGTTCTTTGCTACTTGTTTAGCGGCACCTCGTGCTGCTGCTCTTCCAGCAACTCCAGCGATTGCACCAACTATTGGTGGAATGATAGGTACTACTTTTGGTGAAGTTTTCTTTTTAGGTTTCATTGCCATGTTGTTTCCTTTAACCGTAGTATGTTTCTTGTTGTTGTTCAGCGAATGCTTCATCTAAATCTACAACGTATCTTTTATTCAATTGTTTCATTGAATGCCATTTGGATTGCATGTACTTTTGACCTGAGTTGTTTCTTTCAACCCATTCTCTGGTAACAATTTCACAAAACCATAAGGCCATTATCATGTCAAATGGTTGACCTTTTCTCATATCTGGTTTCCAGACTATGAGTTGGTTTATTAATGCTTTAACACCTTCACTGCTTGCAGTGGAAGGTAAATCTATGAGGTTGGAGTCTCTAACGAATTTGTTTTCGCTAGACGTTCCAAACAGAGGAGCCATCGATGCAACCCCAAAATCGACGTCCCATTTGTTGTTACCAGTGAAGTGCTCACGAAATACGATTCCACGAGAAGCAAGAAAATCACGTATCGCTTCGTCTTTCGTAAGGAATAACTGAAACGCATTTTTCTCCACAACAATCACGTTAGGTTGATATTTGATAGCCCAGTCTTCAATCAGGTCTCTGATTTTTGCTGGGGTTGGTTCGGTCATGTTTACTGCATCAAGGATGTAGCGTTGTTTTGTTTCAACATCTACAGCCACAATTACTGCTGCTGTGGCACCAGACATTGCAGGGTCCATGCCCATAACAATTCTAAAGTTTCCGTCATCAGGATGCCCTGGGGCACCAAAACGTATAGGACCTGTTTTGCGCATACCGTTAACACAACTTTGCACACATAGGGGTGGGAAGATGGAATCTTCTTCAATGTCTTGTTGCTGGTATACCATTGCCCAGGTTGAGGGTGTGACTTCTGAGCGACGTTGGTAAAGCGCAGGACCATCCCACTTAGGATATAATCCATCAGAATCAGGTGTGGTGTCCTCGTCACCGTCCCAAGGACGGTCGCTTCTGGACCATAGTGTCACCCAGTCGTCACACTTATCCGCAATCTCAAGAACTGCTGGCATAGCCAAATAGGTGAAAGGGGTTTTGCCCCCAGACCAATGTTCAGGGTTACGGAGTTCGCGGTACAAATCGTTTGACGCAATACGTGTTCCTACTATAAGTAGTTTACCGTTTTTTCCAAGACGTGTGATAACTTCTTGTTGCAACCATTTGATTTGTTTTTCATGCTCGTGCGCGTTGGCACCAGTAATGCAGTCGTCCAAAATAATGAGGTCGGCGCGTGCACCGTAAATTTGACCACCCATACCCAAGGCTTGAATCGTTGGGTCTTTCTCAGAAGAGTCCCTAGCCTCAGCACCAAGGTACACTGTGTCAGTGCGCCAAGTATCAGCGTCCTCTTCCCAACCACCATCAGGACCATACATGGTCTGCAGTTTTTGCCAGCGAGGGTGGGACAGTCTTTGCTTAATAGCGTACACAAATTCGCGTGCCTTATACAAAGTCTTAGACACAATGATGATACGAATATTAGGATTAAGCGCAATCCTATAAGTTGAGTAGTTGATAGTCACAGTGGTGGACTTGGCATGCTCAGGTGGAATATTAATCAGCACCCTATTCTGGGACGCAGGCTCATACACCATAGAATCATGCAACCAGGCAGGTTCCCCTTTTTCCAGCAAGGAAATAAAATTCTCTTGATGGGGAAAAACCTTCATATCCAAATACTGCTCAGAAAACTCTTTAAACGTTATATCAAACTTCTCAGACGACTTCTTACCAGAACGCACTTCATCCCTAGAGATACGTGCATCATCCAAAAGTTCGCGAAATTTTTTATCAGTCTTAGTCCAATACTTCACAGTATCAGCCTTAACACCAGCCACCTTACAGGCATCAGCCACCGTCATACCCGACCCTAAAGCCTTAAGGAAATCATCTTTATGCTGGGCACTCAAAGCCCTAGTATGGTGGGCATCACCAGGTCTAGCCGCCATAAAAAACCACCACTAATATAATATTATATAAGGAAATCGCAACAAGCGATTTCCATTAAACACTACCCCATTCGCCAAGAGCCCAGCGAATGTAATAAAAAAAAACCCTTACACTATATCTAACCTGTTAGCACACCAAAACCTAACACAATATATTATAACAAATTTACAACACCTACATAATCGCAGGTCAAACAACCACAAAAAGTTAAAGATGGGATGAACAGCCCCCTCGTATGTATCGTTTTTAACACTCTGGGGTCTTAGTTTTGTTATCGTGGGGCATTAGGGCATCTAACTAAATAACTAAACGACTAACACTAGTGATAGGTCTGCTAATTCCCTGCATTAGTTATGTGCGCCGATATTAACTAATTCGTGGGTAATTCGGGGGGTAATCTTCAGCTAATACGATCTACACCCTTAGTCGGTGGGTGGGTAGGTGGCGCGTAGTTAGTCGTCATTCGTGGGTCTGCTTTCTAGTAGAAAGTGCCCCTATCGACATTAGGGCTAGTCATCGGGTATAGTCGTACCTATGAGCGACTCAGTGTTATGCCATCGGATAGGTGCCCCATTAGTGGGTCATCTATCGGGTGAAACTAGTCACCCATTAAAGAGAGAAGAAAGCATGAGCAAGAAAGAAGAAACACCAGTAATCGAATTAACCCATGAAGTAATCGTTAAGTTAGTTAGCGAATTAGAGAATGGAATTAATTACGATAAGCAAGTCGAGGGCAAGACTAAAGAAGATATTAAGAAACTTAAGGACGCACGCCGTCAAGTTTCTAAGTCTGTCTATGGTCGCGTCCACGAGGTCTCTTACATGGTGAATATGGCTATACAGAAAGGCACTACATCGGTTAAGAAAGTTAGTGAAGATTCTGGTGTATCTATGAGCACGATTAGTAGATACGACTGGATAGGTGCGACCTTATCGAATGTCGGTCTAACTAAGACATCTGAGAAGTTAGCGCAGAAGTCTCTTAACTTACTTATCACTGGTGTGTTCAATAAGTCGGACATGCTAAACATCAAGGACATCGAGCACTGGAAACAACTTATCCAAGATAAGACTTTCAAGTTACCTAATGCCCCTAAGTTAGAAAGTGTGACTGAGGCTATCGGTAACGGCTCTTACGATGAGGCACTTGATAAGTTAGAAAGTGCAATTAATACCAGAAGAAAGATGATAGTTAAGGCATAACTAACTACTATCTACGAATAGCCCTCACGATTCTGTCGTGGGGGCTATTCTATTTTGTGCTCACTTTCTAATAGAAAGTAAAAAATTGTCCAATTTTCAATTTTGTGAGCCTGTTGTTGCTCGTTGTTGTTTTTTGTTCCTGTTGCTGTTCGTTGTTGTTATTTACTTTCTAGTAGAAAATAGTCTATTGTTTTGGGGGTAGTGTTCATGGTATACTTGAGGTATCAAGTGAAAGGTAGGTTATGTGATGAGGGAAGATATTCCCACGCATAAAGTTATTCGCACACGCTCGGTAGCGTTCGCGACTAATCGCAGTAAAGCATTACGCAATGAGGCTCACGCAACTAAGCCTAAGTGTGGTCGTGCTAAAAAGTCTTACGACCCACAGGTACGCATGCAATTTTGGTTAAAGCAAATGTCTTTAACTGATGAACTACTTTCTATTAGAAAGTCGGTGAACAATGTGTAGCAATAAATACTACGACAAGTATGAAGATGAAATGAATGAACTAATCAAACAACTAGAAGAAAGGTAAGTAATGCAAAGTAATAAACGGAATGTCGCTCGTAAGAGGGCGTTCTATAAGTTAAGAGACAAGTACCCAAAACAATATCACAAGTTTTATCTTGAGGAATTGAAGGAACTTGGCTTGGAACCTAGAAAGGTAGTCAAGAAGTCTGTGAAAGATGCTGATGTGGCACCTGAGCAGATTGAGAAGATTATCGCTGAGAAGATGATGACCACAGAATATCTGGGGGCACTCATGCAAGAGGGTGTGGTTTCTAATAGAAAGTTAGACATCGATATTGAACCTGTTGATGTCACACTGGACAGAAACTACAATCCTCAGTGGGATGAAAGTTCTTGGCAGATTGAAAAGTGAGTGAGTTAAGTTGGCATGACTGGTATGGATACACCAAACCAAAAACAAGAAAGGAAAATGATGGAAAGCAAGACGCTCGAAATGACGATAACTGATGACGGCTATCGTTATGTTGCTGGAATGTTAGTTGTTAATGTTCTGGAGAATGTTAAAACTCGCAAGGATTGGTCTATGGAAGATGCGTCATTCTTGATTATGGGTGCGTTGAGAATTGCACGCAACCTGTCAGATGACGAATTTAATCTATTGATTTCAACCCTTGAGGGCAGGTATAGTGGTAAGTAACAAGTTAAACCAGTTTCTATTAGAAAGGTAGAAAAGGTGGACACAGAAGAAGAAGCAGATGACACAATCGTATGTACTGATTGTGGTCAAACTGCTGAAAATAGTGGTTGCGACATCATCGAACTAGGTGACAACAAGTATTGCACATCTTGTTTGAATTGTTGTGACGCTTGTGGTGAGTATTACATGTATGTAAGTTCTACTCACTGGTACGCAGACATCTGTAGTGATTGTCAAGACGACCACTTTAGTTGCCCTAATTGCAGTAGTGTACATCATTTCGATGACAGCATTTCTTCAACAGATAGCGAAGAAACATGGTGTTCACGCTGTGCCGAAAGGTACTGGGAATATTGTGGTGAGTGTAGCGAGTGGTATTCTGATATGGATAACGACCAATGTGATGACGCTTATCGTTATGGCATCAACGACTACTCGTTCAAACCCACACCGATATTCCATTACAAACCAGAGAAACCAAGTAAGACTTTCTTTGGCTTCGAGTTAGAGGTTGAGGCTGTTCACGAAACCATCAGTGCAGGTGTAGACATAGTTCGCAACTATGCAACTGATGACCTGCTGTATCTAAAAAGTGATGGCAGTCTCAGTGACGGCTTCGAAATTGTCACCCATCCCATGACCCATGACTGGGCTATGGAGAAGTTCCCTTGGGAGATGATAGAGAAACTACGCAGGTCAGGTTACAGGTCGTGGGATACCGACACCTGTGGTCTGCATGTGCACGCTTCTCGTACCTCATTCGTTGACAGGTCACACTTATGGAAGTGGACATATCTTATCAACAAGAATAACAAAGAGTGTATCGAGTTAGCAGGTCGCAATAGTCACTACGCACAATTCTATGGTGTCAAACCCACCAGCGATATTGTGTTGAAGAAAGCAATGCCACGAGAAAGATATGTGGCTATCAACCTGAACCCCAAGCACACAGTGGAAGTGCGTATATTCAGGGGTTCGTTACGCATACCAAGAGTTAAGACTGCACTAGATTTTATGCAGTCCACGATTGAGTTTGCTAACAAGTTAACAATCAAAGAGGCAAGTGGTGGTAACACTTGGGGTATGTACCGAGATTATGTCGGCGAGCATGCTCAAAGGTTCGAGAACCTACACTTGCGTCTCAACGCAGATAAACTAACTGATAGTGCGAGTTAGTTTCTAATAGAAAGCACAACAAAAAGGAGAGAGTATGTGTTTGCTAATGGTAGCAAAGCCAAACGCAATGCCAACTGATGACCAGTTGATGTGCGCTTGTGCTAACAATCCAGATGGGTTCGGTTATGCCGTTCACACTGGTAAAACAATCATCACAGGTCGTGGTATGAACCACGATGATGTGATTGACAGGTTCCTCACAACTCGTGAGAAACATATGAATGGGTGGGCAATGTTCCATGCACGCTTCACAACGCATGGTTCAACAGTGAAAGAAAATTGTCATCCGTTTCGTGTAGGTGGTAGCACAGAAACTATCCTTGCACATAACGGCATCCTCAGTAATGTGAAGATACCGACAGGTGACAAGCGTTCAGACACGCGTGTGTTTGCCGAAGACCTGTTGCCCAAGCGTCTTAACATCTTAGATAGTAAGAAGAAGTTTAAGAAGTTAGAGAAGTGGGCTGGTGGTTCCAAGGTTGCTGTGTTCACAACAGACAGGCGACTGAACAAGGCTGTGTATATTATCAACGAGAAGTTAGGTAACTGGGACAACGATGGTATCTGGTGGTCTAACAGTTCGTATCAGCAATCGTATTACACATATCCAAAAGTACCAACAAGTCGTTGGATACCATCCTACGATATTGCCAATGGTACACAGAAGTATGTGATAGATGGTAACGATATAACAGAGTTCGTTGAAGAAGGTATGGCTTGTAGTTATTGTGGTCACTTCTTCGGTGAAACAGATTACCATCATGGTTACTGTCAGACATGCTGGACTTGTCTGGAATGTCAGGACTTCGAAGAAAGTTGTATGTGTTACAGACCAGCATACAAAGTAAACAAACTGCACGCGTATGACCCAGCATACGACGATGCTTTCTAATAGAAAGTGAGGTGAATAAAATGATAAACGAAAACATTGACCCACGCATGGCAATAGCACAAGTGTTGGGTGAATTAAATGCAGAAGATGCTGATGCTTTTATGGCAAAAATATTTTCTGCTCAAGATAATGTTGAAGCATACAAGATATGTATGGACACATTAATGGAGGTAAGTAGATGAGCAGTTTAGATAACGCCATCACCTGCTGTGGTAGAAGTTGGGGTGGTGAATGTCAGATATGTGAAGAGCAAGCATATCGTGATTACATCCAAGAAATGCGTAACGAATGGGACTGGGACACAGACAGAGATGATGATGGAGGTGACGAGTAATGGAATTATTAGAAAAGATTAACGCGTTTGCAACTAATGTGTTAGCAGAATTTTCTGCTGTTGAAAATGACAGCGAGTTTATTCTAGCATTACAAGAACACGACTTGTATTATGATTTAGATAGAGCAAGTCGTTACCTTGAACACATTAAGGAATACACAGCAGCGTATCTTTATGCATACGAGAAAGAGATGAGCAATGCTTGATATCATTCTGGGTGAGAAGGCAACAGAGGGGAAGTGCTATAATCACCCAGACCCTGACTGGTTTCACATTCCAGGAAACAGTATAGTTAACAAGGCTCAAAAAGAATTTTGTCAAGACTGCAAAATTATTACTGAGTGTTTAGATT